CCGAAAGAGGACCAGTTGACCGAGGCCCAGGTGTTCGACTGCTGCGGGAACGAGCCGCTGCTTCAATCCTATCGCGGCCCGTGCGGGATGGGCGTGGACATCGGGAAGGAGTTCCACGTCATCGTCGGCATCCGTGTTTCTTCCGACAGATGCGAGGTCTTGCGCCTGGAACGGGTTCCGATGGACGGCGGTTGGGAACGGCTGCACGACTTAGCCCGGAGTTTCAACGTGCGGTCGGCGGTCATCGACATCCGGCCTTACGAGGATTCGGCGCGGACGTTTCAAGCCGAGGAATCCTACAAGGTGCTTCTGTGCGAGTACACCGAGAACGCGCTGATGGACAACACGGTGGACGAGGAACGGGGCGTGGTGAAGTCGTACCGGACGGGTCTGTGCGATTCGACGCACCGGCTGGTAGGGGAAGGGAAGTTGACGCTGCCGCGTCGGTGTCCCGAAGTGGAAATCTTTGCTAAGCACGCGGCTTCGATGGCGAAAATACTGGAGAAGGACAAGAAAACGGGCGTGTCGAAATACAGGTACACGAGCGGCGGAGAGGACCATTACCGGCACGCGCTGGGGTATTTCTGGCTGGCGGCGCAGCGGCTTCAGGTGGTGTCGCCCTGGGGCGCAGTGGAGCGGCCGCGCGTGGCGCTTCACCAGGAAAGCGTGATATAGGAGAATGTCCATGTTTGATGCCCTCTTATTGGCGGCGTTAGGCAGCGTTTTCGGAAGCAGAAAAAAAGCGAATATGACTGCGAAAAAGACGCCGGGCCTTTTCACCGAAGGCGGGCAGACGTTCGGAGAGGAGTCGCTGGACCTTGCGCCGGAGTTGCGCGAGCCGCTTGCGCCGGAGGAAATTGAGCGGCGTAGGGCGGCCGTCAAGACAGAGAAGCCGAGGACGTTTCTGGCGGGTCTTGGCCGCCGGGCGAGCCGGTACGTTCTGGGCGAGGAAGACCCCAGGCGGCGCGTCGCGTGGCGGTCCTGGTAGCAGGAGACAAACCGTGCCCGACGACCGAGCCGAATCCATCATCAAACTGCGCGACCGCGAGCGCGACAAGGCGACCAACATCCGCAATCTGTACCAGGAAGCGGCGGACCTCTGCATCCCGCGCGACACCGACATCACGCGCAAGCGGACTCCGGGCGAGGACGTTTCGCTCCGCTACGTGGACGGAACCGCCGTCCAGGACGCGCAGATTCTCGCGGCGGGGCTGGCGACGACGCTCCTTCCGGCGGGGCAGAAGTTCTTCGCCCTTTCCGCCGACGACCCGCAGTACGCCGAGCGCGACGACGTGAAGCGCTACTTTGCGAGGGTCGAGGAAATCGCCCACCAGAAAATGTTCTCCTCCAACTTCACGCTCAACATCAACGAGACCATCTACGCCCTGTCGTGCCTGGGAACCGGATGCCTCTACACGGACTGGGACGCGGACTTCGGCGGACTGATTTACAAGGACTACGACATCGCCCTCTACCAAATCAAGGAGAACTCCAAGGGGTTCGTGGACACGGTGATCCTGACCTACGAACTGACGGCGCGGCAGGCGGTCCAGGAATACGGATTCGCCAACTGTTCCGAGGCGGTCCAGAAGGCGGCGGAGGAGGTCGGGAAGGAGAGCGAGCGATTCGAGTTCATCCATTGCGTGCGTCCGCGCGCATTGAATCCCCTCTCGAAACTCGTCAAGGATTCGTTCCCCTGGGAATCGCTTCATGTCGATGTGAAGGCCAAGCAGGTCGTGAAGGAATCCGGCTACGAGTCGTTCCCGTTCGCGGTTCCGCGCTGGCGGAAATCGTGGGGCGAGAAGTACGGCATCGGGCAGGGACTTGTCGCCCTGGCGGACATTCGGATGCTCCAGCGGATGCGCCAGTCGCTCCAGAAATTGGCGAACCGCCTGTCCGAGCCGCCGATGGAAGCCAAACAGGACGCCCTGGAAGGCACGCCGGACCTGCGCCCGAACGCGGTCAACTGGGTTGAGGAAACAGGTTCGTTCAAGAGCGTGGACCTGGGGGCCATCGGCAACTATCCGGTCACGGACGATTCGGTGGAAAAGCAGCAGCAAATCATCCACGACCATTTCTACCGGCGCGTCTTCCAGCAGTTCACGGACCTCAAAGGGGACCGGCGGACGACGGTGGAGATTCGGATGCGGGCGCAGGAAGGGTTGAAGATGCTGGCGCAGCCGGTGGCGCGGTTGCAGGAAGAATTGCTCACGCCGGTCATCACGCGGACGATTGAACTTTTGATGAAGTGGGGCGTGGTTCCCAGGCCCCCGGAATGGCTCAAGGGGTACAAGATTGAGTACCTGGGGCAACTGGCGCTCGCGCTCCGCGACCAGCAGGCGACGGCGGCGATTCAGTTCACGGAACTGGTGATGGGTCTTGCGGAAGTCGCGCCGGAAAGTTTGGACACCATCGACTTCGACAAGATGCTGCCGGACGTGGCGCGGACCTACGGGATGAAGGAGAGCCACATTGCCACGCCGGAGGCGATTGCGGCGAAGCGGGAGGCGCGGGCGGCGGCGGCGGCGGCGCAGCAGGCGATGGAAGCGGCGGAGGTGGCCGGGAAGGTTTACGGCAAGACGGGCAAAGCGCCGGAGCGGGGCAGTCCGGCGGAGGAACTGGTGGGCGCGGGAAAGGAATAGGCCATGCCATACAAAATCAGAAAGGTTGACGGGTATCGCGTCACGTCGCCGCATGGGGTCAAGGCCAAAGGCACGAGCAAGGCCAAGGCCATGAGGCAGGTCCGGCTTTTGCAGGGCGTTGAACACGGATGGAAACCGACCGGAAAGGCCGCTCGCTATGCTCGAGCGCGCCGGAGAAGGAGAAAACGACGGTGACGCCGGAAGAACGCAAACAGCGGATTCTCGATTATCAGAAGACGTTCCTTTCCGCCGAAGGGGAGAACGTCCTGGCCGACCTGTCGCGCGTCTGCTTCGAGAACCGCACCACATTCTACGGAGACAGCGACAGGATGTCGGCGTTCGCGGAAGGCAAGCGCTCGGTGATGCTCTACATCCGCGCGCTCGTGGCGGCGAACCCGGAAGAAACGGAACCCACAAGGGCACTTACGGAGGACAAGAACAATGGCTGACGAAACGACGACAACCACGGACACAACGAACACGACAACGACAATAACCGAACCTAAGGTCACGGACTTTCTGGATGAGACCGGCACGTTCAAGGACGGATGGAAGGACGCCCTCGTTCCCGAAGACCTGCGTGGCCGCAAGGTCTTCGACGCCGTGCCGGACCTGCGCGCCGTCCTGAAACTGCTCGCCCACCAGGAGAAGTTCCTGGGCAGCCAGGGCAAGGGCATCATGCCGCTCGGCGAGAACCCGACGGCGACGGAGTTGGAGATGTTCCGCAAGTCGCTCGGAATCCCCGACACGCCGGAAGGCTACAAGGTCGAAGTGCCGGAAGGACTGGGCGACTACTACGACGAGGCGGTGATGAAGGAAACCCTCAAGGGCCTGCACGCCCTGCACCTGACGCCCAAGCAGGTCGCTGGCGTGGTGGCGCTGGAAGCCGAACGCCTGCGGGCGGGCATCAAGGAACAGGAACAGTCCGAAGCCGCGGCGCGCGACGACACGGAAGCGGCGCTGAAGGAAACCTGGGGCGCGGACTATGAGAAGAATCTTCGTTTGGCGAACCGCATCATTGCCGAAAATGTGAGTGACGAGGAGAAAGACGGGTTGCTGGCGCTCATCGGCAACAGCGTTCCGGTCGCCAGGTTGTTCGCCAAACTCGGCGAGGCGCACCTGGAGGATAAGGTCGTATCGACGGACGTGGAAAGGCCGGGCAGCGCGAGTTCCGAAATCGAACGGCTCGAAGCCACGCCGGGATATGCGACAGGAGAACTTAGAAGGAAAAATCGTCGTGAACACGACAGGATCGTGGCGAGGTTGGCGGTTCTCTATGGGCGGAAGTTCCCGGAACCGGCGGCCGCAACCACCTAACCAGTGCAAGACGCGGGTAGCCCCAAGGGGTCCGCGCTGACCGCCCGAAAGCGGGCCGACCAGCGGCCGTAAGCCGTAGGATTGAATCCGCCGACGCTTGGCGGGGAGTTCTCCGAAATCGGGTTGTTGGGCGTTGGAAACCGAAAAAAGGAGAACTCCAATGAGTACACAAATCACGACTGCCTTTGCCAAGCAGTACGCCGCGGCCTTCGAGTTAGTCTACCAGCAATCGCAGAGCAAACTCGAAGGTTCGGTGCGGAAGGAGAATCAGGAAGCCGAAGTCAAGTTCTGGGACTTCATCGGCGAAGTCTCGCCGGTGTGGGATTTGGCCCGCCACGCGGACACGCCTCAAATCGACACGCCGCACACCCGCCGGTCCTGCAAGATGCATACGGCGGAGTGGGCCGACCTCATCGACGAGGACGACAAAATCCAGTCCCTCAAAGACCCGACTTCGGACTACCTGCGCGTTGCCGTGGCCGCGATGAACCGCGCCAAGGATGAACGCATCCTGGAGGCGCTTGGCGCTGCGGTTCTGACAGGCAAAGACGGCAGCACCACGGTCAACTTCTACGATGTCGGCGAATCCCGCGTGATGAACGGGGATGGTACTTGGGTCACCGCGGGCAGCAACGCCAGCGGCACCACGGAAACGGGGTTGACCATCGCCAAGTTGGGGAACATCAAGACAATTCTGGACAACGCCAACGTCCCGGCGGAAGGACGCACGATTGTCGCCAACTTCGCCAACCAGACCTACATCCTGGGTTCGACGAAGGTGACGAACGCCGACTACAACACCATCCGGGCGCTCTCGCGCGGCGAAATCAACACCTATATGGGCTTCAACTTCGTGTGGTTGCCGGACGACAGGTTCACGGCGAACAGCACGGACACGGGTTGCTACGACTGTTTCGCCTTCCACCGCGACGCGGTGCTTCTGACGACCGCCAAGGACATCACAACCAGGGTGACGGAACTGCCCACGAAGCGGTACAGCGTCCAGGCGTACGCCAAGATGCGCATCGGTGCATTGCGTCTGCAAGGGCCGGGCGTTGTCAAAATCCTGCTCGACCAAGACCCGAGCGCCGACTTCACGCAGGGTTAGTCGTAAATGTGCAGAAGACCCGTTTTGGAAAAAAGGAAAAACTCTAAAGGAGAAGAACGATGAGTACGCAACTAGGCACAACCTTGCAGGCTGCAATCCGCCAACCGGCCCGGCCCCTCGACCTCGAAAACACGTCTTACGACCTGGGGTTGTACACGGCCGATTCGACGCAGCGGTACGCTTTGGGCCAGTGCTACGAAACCTCGGATGGCCGCGTCTTTCGTTACGGTCGCGCGGGGGCAACGTGCTACGCCGGTCAGGGTTCCGCCTTCTACGGAACCACGGCGGTGAGTTACACGTCGCTGGCTGTGGCGCAGTCCATCGGCGATACCCAGGTCGTCATCGCCAGCCAGACCTTCGCCAAGGACATCCTCACTGGCGGGTACGTGATCATCTACGGCGCGGACAACAGCTATGTCCAGAACCGCATGA